AATATATTTTGCCTAACGAAAATAAAGAAATAATACTTGGGTATTACGATGGTAATATAGAATTTGATAAAGATTATTTATTGGAGATAGCACAAGAAAATAAAATAAAAATTAAATGAAAGCAACGCAAACGCATTACGATAACGGAAAAGACTAGACATTATAGATGTGTGTAATGATTACACGCTTAACTTTAACAGGGGTAACATCTTGAAGTATATTGTTAGAGCAGGAAAAAAGAAAGACGAACTAGGAGATTTATTAAAAGCAAAAGATTATTTAGAACGAGAAATACAAATTTTAAGAAATAAAAATGGATAGAAATTATAAAAAAGTAGCAGAGGGAGTAGTTGAAATGACAGGAGTGGATATATTTTTAAACACTAGGCAAAGAAACTATGTAGAGTTAAGGGCATTGGTTTGTTATATCCTTAGGGAAAAGCTAGGGATGAGGTGGACTAATATTGCATATTATTTTGAATCAATGGGTAAGACTATGAATCACGCAAATGTAATTCATTTAGTAAAAAATTATGAAACATACAAAATGTATAATTCATCTCTACAAGAAATAGAAGATACCTTTAATTTTAAAAGTGAATTAAATTACGATGAGATAGACAAGATACATTACCTGCAGGGCAAATGTGATAACTTTGAGAGAAAGTATTTAGATTTAAGAAACAAGGTAAAGAATGACCCAATTATGAATGTTTTGCACGACATACCAAAAGATAAACTTAATGAAATAATTGAAAAGGTAAGTTTATGGAAACAAAGTTGGAATTGGAAAAGTAAAGATGAATGTAAAATAATAGAAAGCAGTACATCTATGGATGGTATGCATTGGTAAATAAAAAGTAACTTTAAAAACGTTATACTACAAATCATATATTATGAAGTTATTGCGTTACGAAGTTAAAGTTGGATTTTTTAAAGGGATTTTGTTTGGTGTCAGGCATTACCCCTTTGATGATATAGAAATATACGAAGAAGACATTGTTGTTTACTTTGGAATATTTCAATTAGTAATTACAAAAATATACAGAAAATAATTTTTTTGTATCTTAGGAAAAAATATTAACAATGATTAAAGCAAAAATAGAAAAGGTAAGTATATCTTCAATCAAGGAAAACGAAAACAATCCTAGAAGTATCAACAAGCAAAAATTTGAAAAACTTGTTAAAAGTGTAAAGGAATTTCCTGAGATGTTAAAACTAAGACCTATCGTGGTTGATAAGGATAATATCATACTCGGTGGTAATATGCGTTACAAGGCTTGTAGGGAAGTTGGTTTGAAAGAAGTGTATATTATACAGGCAGAAGATTTAACTGATAAACAAGCACAGGAATTTATTATCAAAGACAATATAGGATTTGGTGAATGGGATTGGGATATACTAGCCAATACATTTGATAATGTTGAATTGAAAGATTGGGGGTTAGACGTATGGCAACCTGAAGAAGCGATTGATTATAGTGTTTTAGATGAAATAGATTTAGAAGAAAAAATTGACAACTTATACGACCAAACTAAAAAATCAGTTATACTTGAATATCCAACAGAAGAATACGAGAAAGATGTGAGACCGTATATTGATAAGTTAAAAACTATTGGAGTTGATATGCCTGAATTGTTTCTTAGTGCATTAAAAAATTATGATTCCTAAAATAATACATCAAATATACTTTAATTTACACAATAAAGATATAGAAGAAATACCTTTATTCAATACAAGTAGTAAAAAAATACAGGAATTACACCCTGATTATAAATACATACTTTGGACTGAAAAAGAATGTGATAAATTAGTTAAAGAAAAACTACCAAAATATTATGAATTTTATAAATCTATGAGGTATGATATTCAAAGGATAGATTATATGCGATTTATAATTCTGTATATTTATGGTGGTATTTATTCTGATTTAGATTTAATTCCAATACAAAGGTTTGATAGGGTTTTAAATCAAAAGTTTTTTGTGAACACATTAAAAAAATTAATACCTAAGCATAATGAATACGTTCAGAATGACTTTATAGGCTCTGTAAAGGGTTTTCCTATATGGAAACACCTAATACATAACTGCGAAAAAAACTATCTTAAAAAGGCTTCTATGGATGTTTATGATTCTTGGAAAGCTAGATTCGTTGTTCAGACCACAGGTCCTCGATATTTTAGTAAAATTTTAAAAAAAGCAATGCCTAATTACAAACCTGATTCATCGTTAGTTTTTACTAAGTGGAGAAACGATAATTGGAAAAAAGTAGACAGGGAAACTTACCTAGTTGAAAATTATGTAGCAGGAGGTTGGTTGTCTGCGATGAGCAATAACAAATCTTCAAAAAACTTTTACCTTAAAAAAATATGAAAATAGCAATACCATCATATAAAAGGGCAGAAACACTTGTAAAGAAAACTCTAAAATATTTACTCGAAGATTGCAATGTGGATAAAAGTTGTATCACAGTATTTGTAGCTAATGAAAAAGAATATGATGTTTATTTTAATACAATACCTAAAGGCATAAAAATAGTTGTAGGTAAAGAAACCTTGAGAGGACAAAGAAATTTTATGGATTTCTATTATGAAATAAATGACAGGGTATTATTCTTTGATGATGATGTTGAGGGTCTTTACAAAAAAGAAAAAAGCAAAACAAAATTATTCACAGATTTACTTTCTATCTATAAAATTGGATTCAATGAATGCCTAAGAAATAATACTGCACTATTTGGTGTATGTGCAGTTAATAATGGTTTTTATATGAATAATAAAATTTCAACTAATTTGAAATACATAGTTGGTTGCTTCTATGGTCAGATAATCACTAGGGATAAAAATTTATCTGTATCTTTAGAAGACAAAGAAGATTTTGAAAGAACTATTTTGTATTTCCATAAATATAAGAAAGTAGTTAGATTGAATATGTTAGCACCGAAAACAAATTACTATGATGAAGATGGGGGTATGCAAGTTACGAGAACAGAAGACAGGGTTACTGTAAGTGCATTAACATTGATAAAAAGATACCCTCAGTATTGTTCCTTAAATACAAAAAAGAAAAGTAAGCACACAGAGTTAAAATTAAATAGTAGAGCAATATGAAAACACTTAAATTAGAACTGACTGAACACAATACAAAGATTGGCTCAAAATGTGATTATATGCCACCGACAGTTACTGAAAGTTGTTTATTAGAATATGATGGCAAGGTTATTGGTTTCTATCTAACAGAACTACCTGAAAAATTAAATCAATATTTAAATATAGCGAACAATGAATTTCTAAGTAAAAATGTTCCTAAGTCTTTACTTGAAAGGTCAGATGTTTATGCTATGCAGAAAAAATATGGTATAAGTAGAGCAGAAGCTAAAGCAAGAAATACTGTTCAAATGTCTACTATACTAGGTGGGGTTTTAGCAAAGCCACATTTAAGAAGACCTTACAATTCTGTATCAACAGTACACACACATAAAAAAGCAAAAACATTTATCAAGGCAATGTTATTAACTTGTAAGGAATCAGAAAAATTAATCAAGAAATATATGCCTGAACAATATGAATCACAAAAAAAACTGATAGAAGAAACTACATTACCTAAATATAGATTCGGAGAACTATTCACAAGTAGTATATCTAATTATAATATAGCTGCTCCATTTCATCAAGATAGAGGTAATCTAAAAAATACAGTGAACGTAATATTAACCAAAAGAAAAGATACTAAAGGAGGAGCATTATCTGTTCCTGACTTTAATCATACATTTGAGCAATCAAATAATAGTATTCTAGTATATCCTGCTTGGTATAACATTCACGGAGTTACAAAGATAATTATGCAGAATCAAGAAGCATACAGAAATAGTTTAATTTTTTATCCATTAAGTGGATTTGACAAATAATATGAACGAAAGTAGACACATAAAAAAGGAATCAATATTAAAAGCCTTAGAATCAAGCCTAGGAGTTGTTACAGTAGCTTGTAAGAAAGCAGACATACCTAGAAGCACATATTACAAATGGTTAAAGGAAGACAAGGATTTTGCATTAGCAGTTGAAGATATTGAAAATATAGCACTAGACTTTGCTGAAAGCCAATTACATTCACAGATAGGAGATGGGAATACCTCTGCTACAATATTTTATTTAAAAACAAAAGGCAAGAAACGTGGTTATATTGAAAGACAAGAAATAACAGGTGCTGATGGAATGCCTACAAACTTTCAAATAGAGATAATTGAAAATAAAGACTAACGTAGTTTTTAAGCATCTTTTAAGGACTGATAAAAAAATATCAGTAGAACAGGGTGGAACAAGGTCAGGGAAGACATACAACATACTCCTTTATATCATATTTCACTATTCCTTAAAAAACAAAGGAAAAACTATTACGATATGTAGGAAAACATTCCCTGCGGTTAGGGCATCTGTGATGAGGGATTTTTTTGATATACTTAAAATACATAATTGCTATTTTGAAGATAATCATAATAAATCAAATTCAGAATATAAGCTAAATGATAACTTGATAGAGTTTATATCTTTAGACCAACCACAGAAAGTTAGAGGTAGAAAAAGAAACTTACTATTTATAAATGAAGCCAATGAACTTGATTATGAAGATTGGCAACAATTAATATTTAGGACAGATGAAAAAATAATT